AGTGGTTGAAGGCAGCGGTTTGCTAAACCGTCGAAGGAGTTAATCCTTCCAAGAGTTCGAATCTCTTCTCTTCCGTTGTCCTTATGGACATATTGTAAAATTGGGTTGAACAAATCTATGAAAAATATTATTACTATTACTGCTCTTTCTTTGCTCGCAGCACCTGCTATGGCAGCCCCTTATGTAGAGTCTAAAACTACTGGTGCTATGTCTGACGGTGATTACCGTGGCACTCAAACTGAACTTCGTGCTGGTTATGAGCAAGCAGTTGGAAGCGGTGTGAAACTCTACGGTGAAGTTGGTCCTGGTTATGAGTGGAACAACGGTGGCACCAATGAGTATGTGACCGTTGGTGAGATTGGTGTTCAGGCACCTCTTGCTGATAAGATTTCCCTCAAAGCTAAGCTTACTGGTGAGTATGGTGGTCGCTCTGAAGTCTTTGATATGGGTGGTGAAGTAAAAGTTCGTTATTCTTTCTGATATAGATAGATACGAGTGGGGAGGAAACTCCCTCAAATTTGGAAGGGTGGCCGAGTGGTTGATGGCAGCAGTCTTGAAAACTGCCGTGTGATGAGCACCGTGGGTTCGAATCCCACCTCTTCCGTTTCGGGGTGTAGCGCAGCTTGGTAGCGCAACTGCTTTGGGAGCAGTGGGTCGGGGGTTCGAATCCCTCCACTCCGATTAAACTAATAAGGAGTTTAAAATGAATTTTGCTGTTTATACAAGACCTGGATGCCCATACTGTGATAGAATTAAAGAAGTTCTAACAGTAAAAGGTTTAAATTTTCAGGAGTATGTATTGAACCGTGATTTTAATAAAGAGCAATTCTATACACAATTTGGACAAGGATCTACATTCCCTCAGGTTCTAATGAACGATAAGAATTTGGGTGGATGTACAGATAGTATCAAGTACCTCCACGAACAAGGTATTATTTGAAATAAATACTTTTAACTATAGTTACCAGGGAGGTTGGGTCTTTATAATTTCACTTACTTAAGGAGGACCCATGGAGCATTTAGAGTTTATTATTATGTCAGTATTCCTAACCATCGGTGGATTTGGGTTAGGATTTGTTTTAGGATGGATGGCTAATAATGTATTCTCTGTTTGGGCAGAGAACGCTTCTTATGCCAAGAGCATTACTCATCCAGAGATGCTAGACGAAGACGGTCATGTGTTAAGAGATGACCTGATCTACTTGACTTTTGGAGATGAAGATGATATGATAGATGACGAAGACGAATGAAGGTCTAAGATGATTTTGATTGATATGAATCAGGTTTGTATTTCAAACCTGATGATGCACTTGAATTCTATTGGTAAAAAACAACCTATTGACGAAGGACTAGTTCGCCATATGATTTTGACTTCTCTTAAGGGATATAAGTCAAAGTTTTCTGAATATGGCGATCTAGTCCTTTGTTATGATTCCAAAAATTACTGGAGACGTGAAAAGTTTCCTTTCTATAAAGGAACTAGGAAAAAAGATAGAGAAAAATCTAGTTATGATTGGACGAATATCTTTGATATTTTGAACAAACTTAAATTAGAATTTAAAGATTATCTTCCATATAAGCTTGTTGAAGTTAATGGTGCAGAAGCAGACGATATTATTTCAGTCTTGTGTAAAAGACAAGCAGTTCTAAATATCAAATTGCAGAAAGATGATAAACCAATTGAAAAGGTTTTGGTTCTTTCTGGAGATAAGGATTTCATACAACTACAAAAGTATCCTTTTGTGAAACAGTATAATCCAACTCAAAAGAAATATGTGAGTGGGATGGATCCTAAAATGTATATCAAAGAACATGTAATTAAAGGAGATCGTTCAGACGGTATTCCTAATTTTCTTTCTTCTGATGATACTTTTATTGCAGGACTAAGGCAAAAACCACTTACTAAAAAGAATATTGAGAAGTGGATTACTATGTCACCAGAACAATTCTGTTCTACAACTCAGCAGCAACAGAACTATGAACGAAATCTACACCTTATTGATTTCACATATATACCTATAGAAGTAGAAAATAATATTATCGCAGAGTTCGATAGTATTCAACCAGCATCAAGATCTTTGATGTATGATTACTTCATTAAATCCAAACTTGTTATTTTACTTGATAGTATAGGAGAATTTTAAAATGGCCGTTGAAACTTATACACCTCTTATTTCAGAGGTAATGCAAAAAGTATCTAATGCAAAAACTAAAAAAGAAAAGATTGAACTTTTGCAAAAGCATAGTAGTCAAGCTCTTCGTAGCATTCTGATCTGGAACTATGATGATAGTGTCGAAAGTCTAATTCCAGAAGGAGAAGTTCCTTATACCCCTAATGAAGCACCGATTGGTACAGAACATACAACTCTTAATCAAGAATATGTACGTTTGTATAACTTTGTTAAGGGTGGGAACAATGAGATCAAGCAGATCGAAAGAGAGAATATGTTTATTCGTATGCTTGAAGGATTACATCAAGATGAAGCAGCACTCCTTTGTCTAGTTAAGGATAAAGATTTGCAGAAAAAATACAAGATTACAAAAGCATGTGTACAAGAAGCATTTCCTCAAATTCAGTGGGGGAATAGAAGTTAATGGTAACAGAAAGAGATACACCTCATTTTAAAAAATATGGAGTTCATCTCATTTATATTAATTGTGATCCTAGTTATGCCGAAAATAGACAATTACCTAGAGATGCAATCTTAGTAGAATGTGAAATGGATGATACAATATGGTTCGATATTGTTAAAGGTTATTCTAGATCTGCAATATTTGATGCATATTATGATTTACTAGGAGGAGTAATAAAATCTTTTTCTTGGACAAAAGGTACTATTCCTCCAAAGTCTTGGGATTATCAAAATAAACCTAAAGATAAGAAAAACTCATGACTACTAAAAATAAAAAGACTACAGTATTTCTAGATCCTAGAGCATTAATTGAAGAACCTTTAGAAGAGAGTACTGAAGACCAAGAAGAGTTAGAAAAAATTGAAAAGGCAGTTGCATTTTTAATGTCTACTATCAGTCTTTTGATTTTCAAACCTTTAATCTTCATGTTAATATGGAACTTAACTATTCCAAATGTATATTCATCAGTTAAACCTTTCAACTACTTGCAATCTGTTGGAGTTTTTGTTATGATAACCATGTTGAGGAGAACTAAATGACAGTAAAACTTATTAGTGTAACACCTGATGCCGAAAAGACAATGGCATATATTGCGCGAGTTTCTAATCCTGCTAACCAGGAGAACGAGAAGTTTGCAGGGTTACTTGCTTATTGTATTAAGCATAATCATTGGTCTGTGTTTGAACAGGCTACTATGACCCTAGAAATTGAAACTACTCGTGGCATCGCTGCTCAGATACTTCGTCATAGGAGCTTTACATATCAAGAATTTTCGCAACGCTATGCTGATGCAACTCTTCTTGGTGAAGAACTTCCTGTTCCTGATCTACGTCGTCAGGATACTAAGAACCGTCAGAACTCTACTGATGACTTTGATCCTGAACTGAAGCGTAGTTTTGAACGTCGTATCAAGCATGTGTTTGCTGACATCATGGATCTCTATGATGATATGCTTCACGCTGGTGTTGCTAAGGAGTGTGCTCGTTTTGTACTTCCTCTTGCAACTCCAACCCGTATCTACATGACTGGATCATGCAGGTCATGGATTCATTATATTAATCTTCGTTCTGCTAATGGAACACAGAAAGAACACATGGATATTGCTGAAGCAGCAAAGAAAGTGTTTATTTGTGTGTTTCCAAATGTGGCTGAAGCATTAGATTGGAAATGTGAGGAGTGTGATTGTAAAGAATTAGTTCCTCCATCTATTAGAATTGATTAAGAGGTCTGTATGAACAACCAAGAAGTTTTACAAATTGCTAAAGAATGTGGTCTTGTCTATAACAATAACCACGATATCCTTGAGTTCTATCAAAAAATTAGATCTCAAGTTAAAAAAGAATTTTCTTCTAAGGAAGAAGTTGCATCTAAATAAAGGATAATAGGAGGTATAAGTGCCAACATATCGATTTAGAAACAATGAAACTGGAGAAGAGTTTGATAAATGGATGTATATGGCTGAAAGAGAACCGTATCTGGAAGCCAATCCAAATATTACTCAAGTCCCTACTGTTCTCAATGCCGTAAGTGGTATTGGTACTGGTGAAAAATTGCCAGGAGGATTTAGAGATAATATGAAACGAATTCAAGAAGCACATCCAAGAGCAAACCTATCTAGATTTACCTAATATGCCAGTCAAAAAAAGGAATAACAACTCAGTCGTACCTGCGGGAATGAGTACAAAACAAATGAGGCGCAAGAAGCCTATTAATTTAGAACACCTTGTCGATATTAAACCATTAACACCACATCAAGAAGAAGTATTTGATTGCTATGCAAAAGATAAAAATCTTCTTCTACATGGTGCTGCTGGAACAGGTAAGACTTTTATTAGTTTATTCCTGGCACTCAGAGAGGTTTTAAATGCAGAGTCTCCATATGAAAAAATCTATGTTGTCAGATCTCTAGTTCCTACTAGAGAAATTGGTTTCCTTCCTGGAGACCATGAAGATAAATCAAACTTGTATCAAATACCATACAAGAATATGGTAAAGTACATGTTTGAAATGCCTGATGACAATGCATTTGAAATGTTGTATGATAATCTTAGAAATCAGGGAACTATTAGTTTCTGGAGTACATCTTTTATTCGTGGAGTTACCATGGATAATTGCATTATTATTGTTGATGAATTTAGCAACTTGAATTTTCATGAACTTGATAGTATAATTACTCGTGTAGGTCAAGACTGTAAAATTATTTTCTCTGGAGATGTTACTCAGTCTGATCTTATCAAGTCAAATGAAAAGAATGGTGTGCTAGATTTCATGAGCATCATTCAAACTATGGAAGAATTCTGTTGTATTGAATTTGGTATTGAAGATATTGTCCGTTCTGGTTTAGTTAAGTCTTATCTTATTAGTAAAATTAATCTTGGTTTCTGATGTTTAAATTTGTTGATCTTCCCCTACAACTACCAGAATTGGAGTCTGTAGATAAAAATGGTAAACGATATTATCCTGTTCCAAATGGGAAATTTTATCCTTCTATTACTACAGTGACTTCTTTTAAGAAATCTTCTCAGATTATGGAGTGGCGTAAGCGGGTAGGGGAAGAAGCAGCAAATAAGAAAACTGCTAGAGCAACTAGTAGAGGAACTTCATATCATAGTATTGTTGAAACTTATTTAAAAAACGAACCAGTTGATCAACACAAGAATAAAATTTTAGCATTCAATTTGTTTCAAGCTTCTAAACCAATTCTTGATAGAATTTCTAATATTCACGCACTAGAAACTTCTTTATATTCTGATTATTTGGGAGTTGCTGGTCGTGTTGATTGTATTGCAGAGTTTGATGGTGAACTTGCTGTAATTGACTTTAAAACTTCTGATAAAGAAAAGAGAGAAGATTGGATTGAGAATTATTTCGTGCAAGAAACTGCATATGCAGTTATGTTTTATGAAAGAACAGGAATACAACCTGTAAAAATTGTTACTATAATTGCAACGGAAGAGGGTCACTGCCAGATCTTTCAAAAATATGATCTCAATCATTACTTTGTATTACTTAAAGAATACATCAATGAGTTTGAGAGGATTAATAAATGAACAATAGTGAAAAATTAGAGAGTAAATTTATGACAGCAGCAAAGTTCTCTTCAGATATTGAAGAAATTGTGAAAGATGGTAATGGATTAGTTAATTACATTGATGCTATTATATGTTATTGTGATGACAATGACATTGAGTTGGAAAATGTGCCTAAACTTATATCTAAACCATTGAAAGAAAAGTTGAAATATCAGGCTCAAAATCTTAATTTTATGAAAAAGACTACAAGGGGCATCTTGCCATTATGACTGGATTTGAAGTTTATAGAATGTATCTTGCATTAAAACTTCATTTTACTACAGAGAGATATGACTATTTTGAATTTAATGGGAAGGTAAAAGCATCAGAAAAATCTTTTGATAAAAGAAAAGATGCTTACTTCTTTAAAAAATTTTCTACAAAATATGATCATGATACAGCATTAACTTATTTGATTTCAAATTTTGTCAAAGAACAATGTTTTTATATTAAAGATCTTTTATCCTCAAATGCTGAGAAAAATTATTTAAATTGGAAAAAGTATAATCAAAGTTTGGCATATAATTTTGCAAATGAAATAGATATTCTTCTGAATGATGAATTATCTTTTGAAGAATTATTTAAATGTGAAAGAGGAAAACATCCACACATATTGAAAAAATATTTTGCAAATCAAATTAGTATTGAAACTTTAGTAATCCTAAATTTTTGTGTTAAATATTTGCCAACCTTTGATAAAGTATTATCTGATCCAGTATGGCAAGAATTGAAAAATAAAATCTTAAAATATAGCCCCTTTTTAAAACTTGACATAAAAAAATATAAAAAAATAGTTTTGGAAAAGGTTAATGAACGAGTTCTTTAAATCAGGTATTGTTAGAAAGGAAATGATTGAGATGCAGGAACTTTACGAAGACTGTCTCAAAAAATCAAATAAATTACCTGAACTATCTCCTTTAGAAAGGAGAGAATATATGTTAAAAGTTAAACAGTTGATTGAAAAACAACAATTGTTTTACGCTAGGATATCTTTATCTGCTCCTGATTATCCTGAACTTTCAGATTTTAAGGAAAGAGTGGATACTTTAATAGGAATTTATGGATTTAGTTCTATTAAAGATGGTCTTGACCACCTAGCAAAGAGGATGGATGACATGCTTGACAACCCACCTAAATAGTGCTACCATACCTTTGTTGGTATGGCACACGGACAATCCAACAAATACAACTAATACGGAGAATACAATTATGTCTTTTGCTTCTTTGAAAAAGCAATCTGGGTCTGTTTTTGATAAACTTACCCGCGAGATCGAAAAGATCTCTAATCCAGAAACTAGTAGCGGTGCCGATGAGCGTTTCTGGAAGCCCGAAATGGACAAGTCGGGTAATGGTTATGCAGTTATTCGTTTCCTCCCTGCTCCTGAGGGTGAGGATTTGCCTTGGGCAAAAGTGTGGTCACATGCATTCCAAGGTCCTGGTGGATGGTATATTGAAAATAGTTTGACCACTCTTAATAAGAAGGATCCTGTCGGTGAAATGAACCGAGAGCTCTGGAACAGTGGTAGTGATGCTGATAAGGAAATCGCTCGTAAACAAAAGCGCAAACTGAGCTACTATGCTAACATCTATGTTGTGGAAGATCCAGCACATCCAGAGAATGAAGGACGAGTCTTCCTCTATAAGTTT